ACGAATTCAACGACAACGTCATTGATGCATTTGAAGAAGAATCTGAAAGATGCGAAAATGGATGGCGTCCACGCGTTCGGGCTAAAGGAGCTTTGAAAGATGAACCTACTAAACTTGCCAAAGTTGAATCATATGACACGAGAGTGTTTTATGTGCAGGATCTTATCTGTTTGATGCTTCAAATTTCTTATTATGGTTCGGTTGTCGAATTTTTGATGACTGATACATGGCGTACAGGCACCGCTCTCGGTCTCAATACATTTTCTGGAGATTCACAAAAATTTTTTGAGTACTTCTCTAGTGATGGTTTTGTGTTTGAGCGAGGTGTGGGTATTGATTTTAAGAAATTTGATTTGAGTATCAATGGCATTATCACCAAATCAGTGTGGTCTATATTCGTAGACATTGCACAGGAAATGGGAATGCCAGAAACTCACATCAGAGCAATGAATTCAATTATGGATGCATGTTGCTCTCTTACTGTGGATTTCAATGGAACGGTTGTTCGTCTTTTTGGAATTCACATTAGTGGCTGTTACATTACAGCCTTGCTTGGAGGAATGATTGGAAGATTTTTGTTGATGCTTGCATGGATAGATGCAGGTTATGATCTTTCTGAATTTTTCAATTCTGTGAGATCCATTCACATGGGAGATGATTGTCTTCTCACTGTGAAGGAAGGTTTTGATTTCGATTATTACAAGATCAGAGACAATTTGGTGAAGTACGGTATTACCGTAACATCTCCGGATAAAGTGTCTGATCCGCCGCCGTATGTCGACGTCAGAGACCTCGAGTTTATCAAGACTCGTTTGGCAGAGTCTGATGAACTCAGATTGAACATTCTTGAGAAAGATATATCTTCATTCCAGAAGCAACTTACCTGGTACATTCCTACCAAAGCGTTGGAGCTAGAAGCCCATATGGAATGTTCTTTGATTTCTTGTTTACATGATGCTGCATCGCTAGGACGAGAATCATTTAACGAGATTCATTCTTTGGTGGAAATGATATGCGACCAGGAGGGTTATCCCAAAACAGTGTTACATTACGATTTTGATTATTGGAAGATGGAGTTTTTGAAAGATTTGGCAAAGCGCTATCCTGAATATTATGCCAGACATTCTGAATATTACGATTCCTGCTTAGGTATCGAAACAGAATATGCGGCAGAATCGGATGACGGAATAGCGGCGCACATCTTTAACAAGATATCACGTGCGCTTTGTGACGATCCAGCGAATTACTCTCATGGGCGTGTAGAAAGAGTCTGCAAGATGACTGTTTTTCTGTTCAGAATCTACTATCCCAACAACAGAGTCACAATTATGTTTGACAAAACGCGGTTCAGCGAGAATGCATATAACGATGTTTTGAATCGTTTGCGGGAACGTAAATTCGTTCCAGCCACTTATCGCAATGCTGTAATTCTGTGGTATCGAATTTGTGAGAGCACGGCAGTTTATGTTCCATTTGATCTGCTTGTGTATTACATTGGTACCGGTAGC